CGTTCCTTTTCTAACCCACAAAACACCTCGATCGCCCACGATCAGACTGGATCGATTTGATCAACCTTCAAACGGGAGAGATCTTAAGTGATCCGACCTATTCAGGATTAGGAGGTGTGCAAACACCCCGTATTCATTCAAAACTCAATGATTTGCCATCAAAAGGCGATGAGATGATCGACTTTGCAGCTGAGATTGGGCTCAACTTGATGGAATGGCAAAAATATGTCTGCATCCATGGTCATAAGATCAGACCGGATGGTAGATGGGCTCATTCCGAACTGGGATTGATCATGGCAAGGCAGCAAGGTAAATCAACTTTGATGATGCTCCGGATCTTGACTGGAATGTTTGTGTGGGGCGAAGGCTTACAACTTGCTTCAGCTCACAGACTTACAACTTCCCTAGAAACCTTTAGACAGATTGTTGGACATATTGAGCAGAATGACAGGTTGCAAAAGGAAGTAAAGAAAATCCGATGGCAACATGGTGCAGAGGAAATTGAATTATTTGGCAATAGGCGATTTGTGGTGAAGGCTGCGAACAATGCAGCTAGAGGTTTATCAAAACCTGAAACGATCCATCTTGATGAATTAAGAGAATACAAGGATGAGGATGCTTGGTCATCAATGAGATATTCTATGATGGCAGCTAAGAATCCACAGGTTTGGATTTATTCATCAGCTGGAGATCAACATTCCGTAATCCTAAACAAATTGCGTGAGAGGGCATTGGCGTCAGCCACGACCGATGACCCGATTGGTTGGTTTGAGTGGAGTGCTGAACCCGATGCACCAATCTTGCTTCCGTCAGGCGAGATGAACTGGGCTGCTTTCGCTCAAGCCAATCCATCATTAGGAATCACAATTCACCCAGACAACTTAAAAGCGGTTATCAATGATCCGCCGGATATTGTGCGAACTGAAGTCTTGGCTCAATGGGTAGATACAATCAACTCAGCCATTGATGCACAAAAATGGGGATTGTGTCAGACCAATCCGATACCTTTAGATCCTGAAGCACCAACTTGGCTTGGCTTAGATTTATCGCCTGATCGTAAATTTGGCGCATTAGTTGCAACTCAGAAATTACCAGGAGAAAGATTCAATTTAGTTTTGCTTCACACTTGGTCAAATGATTATTCTCTAAATGATTTAGCAGTAGCCAATGACATTGCTCCATATGTTAGAAAATACAACACACAGACTGTGGCATATTCCAAGCGGACTGCACAAGCTGTTGCAAGTCGGCTAGTTCCGGCTGGAATACCCATAACCGACATGGATGGCGCAATCTATGCGGAAAGTTGCGATAGATGGCTCGGGGCGATAAATAGCCATAGGTTGCAACATGGTGGGCAGGATGAACTGACCCAACAAACCCTTTCAGCAGCTAAATTGCCATTTGGGGATGGCAGTTGGGTTATTGGAAGGCGAGCAAGTCGAGTGGCAGTTTGTGCAGCTGTCGCATCGGCTTTAGCAACTTATTTTGCGACACAACCAGAAACGGAGATTGACATACAAGTAGGATAATTTGGACATTATGGTATATTATGTGCTAATGGGATTATTCGATAGATTTTTAACAAATCAGACAATTGCACCAACTGTAGATGTTGCTGCTGCAAACACACCTTACAATTTACAAGCTGCTGTGGGCGGATTATTTTATGGCGCACAAACAGCAACAAGAGAACAAGCGATGTCAGTTCCATCTGTTGCAAGAGCAAGAAATATAATTTGTTCAACAATTGGATCATTGCCTTTAGAAACTTACAATCATTTTACAAAAGAACATATTGAGCCAAACCGAGTAATCATGCAACCAGATCCAAGAATTGCTGGATCAGCAATTTACGCATGGATTGCTGAGGATTTATTATTTCAAGGCGTTGCTTACGGGCAAGTATTGGATTCTTATGCTGCATCAGATAATAGTCGTGTTCGAGCATGGACAAGAATTTCACCAAATAGAGTTTCTTATACATTGAATTCAAATCAAACTGTTATTACTGCCTATCAAATAGATGGAATTGAAGTTCCTAATAGTGGTGTTGGTTCAATTATTGTATTTAGTGGATTAGATGAAGGCGTATTAAATCGAGCAGGTCGCACAATTCGAGCAGCTCAAGAATTAGAGAAGGCTGCTGAACTTTATGCAAAAGAGCCAGTTCCAACAATGGTGTTAAAATCAAATGGCACAAACCTTACTCCAGAGCGAATTACAAAACTTTTAGATTCTTGGAAGGTTGCACGCAATACTAGAGCAACTGCATTTTTAAATGCTGATGTTGAATTAACTGCTTTAGGATTTGATCCACAAAAATTGCAGTTAAATGAAGCCCGTCAATATCTCGCAACTGAAATTGCAAGAGCTGTGGGAATTCCAGCATCATTCTTATCCGCTGAAACTACCAGCATGACATACAGCACGACTGTTATGGAACGCAAAGCCCTAATTGACTTTAGTTTGAGAAATATTATAACTCCGATAGAGCAAAGATTATCTGCTGCTGATTTTGTTCCTAATGGTGTTGAAGTTCGTTTTGACATTGATGATTTCTTGAGAGGTTCTGCTTTAGAGCGTGCTCAAGTTTATGAAATCCTAAACCGCATCGGCGCAATGAGTGTCGAACAAATCCAAGAGGAGGAGGACTTAATCCGATGAAGATTAACTTCCCAATTACCATAACCGCAGCCGATACAAACAAGCGCACAATCTCAGGAACTATTGTTTCTTGGAATGAGGCTGGAAATACATCAGCCGGCAAAACTGTATTTGCTAAAGACAGCATTGATTTTTCAAAGCCTGTCAAATTACTTTTAGAGCATGACAAAACAAGACCTTTAGGAAAGTTAATTGATATAACTGCAAACGACCAAGGTCTTGAAGGCACATTTAAACTAGCAAAGACTTTTGCAGCTGATGATGCACTTGAGGAAGCAGCAACTGGATTGCGTGATGGATTTTCCGTTGGCGTAATGGTTGATGCTTGGGATAACAAAGATGGCGCAATGGTCATTTCAAAGAGTTCTTTACATGAGGTCAGTTTGGTATCTGATCCAGCAATTGCATCAGCTAAAGTTGAAAAAGTAGTTGCAACAAATACACCAGAGAATTCCGAAGCAACCGCTGAGGATCAAACAACACAGGAGGACAAAGTGTCTGATATTACTTCAGATGCTCCTATCGCAACCGAAGCGGTAGAAGCTGCAAAGTCTGAGCCTGTGGCAGTTATGGCAGCAACACCAGTTGCTTACACAAAGCCACGCTCACCAATCAATTCAAAAGCAACATACTTGGAGCACTCAATCCGTGCTGCACTTGGATCAGATGAAAGCCGTCAATTCGTTGCTTTTGCTGATAACACAACTGACAACGCTGGATTTATTCCAACACCACAAAGCACAACATTAATCAACGGCGTATCAAACGCAGATCGTGGATTTATCGATGCGCTATCAAAAGAAACACTACCTGCTTCAGGAATGACTTTTGAACTACCTCGCATCAACACCGCTCCAACTGTTGCATTAACAAATGAGGAAGGCACTCCATCAGAAACTGATCAAGGAACTGCTTTTATTTCAGTAGATGTTAAGAAGTTTGCTGGACAACAGACAATCAGCCTTGAGTTGATTGATCGCAGCTCACCATTGTTCTTTACTGAGTTAGTTCGTCAGATGGAATTTGCTTACGCAAAGGCAACTGATGCTTATGCAGTATCTCGTGCATCAGCAACTGCAACTGCTGCAACAGCTAAGGCTGGCGCAACTGCCGCTAACTACCTAGCATTTTTTGCTAATGCTGCAAAGAATGTTTACACAGGATCTCTAGGATTTGCTAGAAATGTTGCTGTATCACCAGATGTATGGGCTGAAATCATGGGTCTAAATGACGCAGGTCGCCCAATCTACATTGCTTCAAATCCAATGAACGCTGCTGGAGTACTATCTCCACAATCAACTCGTGGAAATGTTGCAGGACTTGATCTTTATGTTTCCCGATCACTTTCAGGAACAGGCGATGGATCAATCTATGTTATCAATCCAGATGCTCTTACATTCTACGAAAGCCCACGCCTATCACTACAAACTAACCTAATTTCAACTGGTCAAATTCAAGTTGGATACTATGGTTATGCAGCTGTAGCACCTAAACTACCTGGTGGCTACACTTCAAACGATAACGCGTAATAACAATTAACTGAGTGCCTAGGGTTGCTCCCGATCCTAGGCATCCATTAAGGGAGTAAGGAGATGACATGCCAAGCATAATTACAGCCACACAGTTGAGAAGCGTGCTTGGTGTGTCGTCTGCTTTATACAACGACGCATACTTAGATCAAATTATTGACACAGCAGAAACAGTTATTCTGCCAATGCTAGTTTCTTTCAAAAGCCCAATTCAAAAAGTGTCGCTGACTGATAATGTCGCCACTTTTACTACACTAGGAATTCATGAATTTACCGAAGGACAATCAGTTGTCATCACAGGATGCGGATCACCTTACAACGGAACAAGAGTTGTGTTGGCAGATAATCTTGGACAATATACCTTTTCACAATCGATCACTAATGCCGATTTACTCGAAACTAATGTCATCCCATCCGGAGTTGCTACCCTATCTGGCGGATCAACTTATGTTGGAAATGCAGCTGTTCAGTCAGCCGTCTACACAGTTTCAGTCGAAGTTTTCCAAGCAAGACTTGCCGGTGGAGGACAAATCGAAGGAGTAGATTTCACAGCTACACCTTTTAGAATGGGTCGATCATTATTTAATAAATGCGTTGGTTTGCTTGGCTCATATATTGACACAGACAGCATGGCTCAATAAATGCCAAGCACAATTCTTTCAGATGTTAGAACACCACTTGCAACCGCTTTAGCAGGAGTTGCAGGAAATGTTTATTCATTTGTGCCTGAGAGCGTAATTCCACCAGCTGTTGTGGTAGTTCCAGATTCACCATATTTAGAATTAGAAACAATCAACAAAAGCACAATTCATGCAAAAATTAATTTTACAATTACAGTTGCAGTTGCATATAACAGCAATCCTGCATCGCTCGACAATATCGAGCAATTGATTATGAGTGTTCTGGCAGTTATCCCTACCGGATATGTTGTCAGCTCGGTTGAAAGACCGACAGTTTCACAAGTTGGTGCATCAACGCTGCTTATCGCAGATGTTCGAGTATCTACCTATTACACACAAACAGCATAAGGAGAAATCATGGCAACAGTCGTAATTACCGGTCGTGATGTTGGTTTATCTTTCACAGGTGGAACAGATATTCAAGCACAAGCGACTAACGCAGTTCTAACAAAGGTCAATGACCGACAGGTGTATCAAACACTTGATGGCGAGGCTTACAAGACAGTTAATGTTTCAGGAACATTCCAATTGGATATGTTGGCAGATTGGGGCAAGGCAAACTCAGTTTGTGAGGCTCTATGGACTGCTGCTGAAACAGCACCAGACACAGACATCAGCATGACTTTGACAGCTGCATCAGGAGCGCAATTTGTGTTCCCAGTAAAGCCAGAGTTTCCAACAGCCGGCGGATCAGGAGTGGATGCACAAACTGTGTCATTTACTTTTACAGTATCCAAGGGCGCAGTTGTAGAATCATTTAGTTAAAAAATAGAAACGGGAGCAAAATGAAACTACCAATTACAATTGAATATAACTCAGGCGAGCAAGCCACTTATGTAGCCCAACCGCCTGAGTGGGCGAAATGGGAGAAGGCAACTTCTCATACCATAAGCCAAGCAAAAGATAAACTTGGCATGTGGGATCTGATGTTTTTGGCATACAACGCTCATAAGCGAGAAAATGCAGGAAGCCCAGTAAAACCATTTGAGGCTTGGATGGAAACAGTCAGCGATGTAATTGTCGGTGATGCAAACCCAAAAGCCACCCAGCAGGAAGCCTAAATCGATTATTGGTTGAGTTGGCAATTGCCACACACATTCCAATGAGTGAATGGGTTGAAGCTGAGGACATACTAACAGCAATAGAAATTTTGGAGGCAAGGAATGGCAACTAGCACCGAACCTCTGATTGTCTATGATAAAAAAGAACTTGCTCAATTTGCTAAGGTAATTAGAAATATGAGTGAAATTGCTGTTGAGGAAACTAAGCGCAGGGTTGGCGAATTAGCACAAAGAGAATTAAGTGAAATTAGGCGAGTTGCTGCATCAAGAGGCAAGGTTGCCGATCGTGTGGCTCAAGGCGGTAAAGTAAAAAAATCTTCATTGCTTGGTGAAGTATCTTTTGGTTTTGCATCTCAAAAATTTTCAGGTGGAGCAACTACTCAATTTAACACTCGTAATGATACAAAAGGCAATCGACTTGGTATTGGTGCAGCATCTGAATTTGGTTCAAGTAAATATCCGCAATTTCCAAGATGGTCTGGACCGATGCCAAAAGGACCAGGTTCAAGAGGTTGGTTTATCTATCCTACAATTAGACATTTACAACCAACTATAATTAAAGAGTTTGAGGAAATTTTGTTAGATATTAGAAAAGAGTTTGCTGATGGCAAGTAATTCAAGAACCTTAACGCTTGCATTAGCAGCTGATATTGATAACCTTAAAAAAGGGTTAAATGATGCTGAAAAGGTAGTCAATAAATCAGCTGATCAAATTGCCGATTTTGGCAAAAAGGCTGCATTGGCATTTGCTGCTGTTGGTGCTGCTGCTGGTGCGTTTGCCATATCTGCTGCAAGAGCTGCTGCCGAGGATGAATCAGCACGCAAAAAACTTGAACAAACTATTCGATCAAACACCAAGGCAACTGAGGATCAGATTGCAGCGATCGACACATACATTACAAAACAATCAATTGCGACTGCTACCACCGATGATGTTTTAAGACCAGCGTTAAGCCGTTTAATCAGATCCACCAATGACATTACTAAAGCGCAGGAATTGCTCAATCTTGCTCAAGAAATATCAGTTGCCACAGGTAAGCCATTAGAGGCAGTCAGTAATGCCTTGGGTCGGGCTTATGATGGCAATACCACAGCCTTAGGCAAACTTGGTTTAGGTATTGATTCAGCTACTCTTAAAACTAAATCATTCGATGAAATCACAAAAGAGTTAGGCAAGACATATAACGGATTTATTGCCAATGAAGCAACCAACGCTGAATTTAAGTTCAAGCAATTAACCATTGCCCTAAACGAAACTAAAGAGCAAATTGGCGTGGCTTTATTGCCTATTGTTAAAGAATTTGCAGATTACTTACTTGCCACAGTTGTTCCCAATGTTCAAGCATTGGCTGCTGGACTAACTGGAACTGATAGCGTATCTGCCGGCATTACCGAAGCAACTCAAGGTGCTTATGAGTTTGGGCAGCAACTCAAATCAACTATATCTTTTGTAATCAGCATCAAAGATGAACTGCTAATTCTTGGAGGCATCATTGCCACAGTTTTTGTGGTCAATAAGATTCTTGCATTTGTTGCAGCAGTTCAGACATTGGTTGCAGCCATGGTTGCCCTACGCAACGCAGCAGCAGCAGCATCGGTTGCCACAGCATTTGCCACAGGCGGAACTTCACTATTAGTTGGTGGCGCAGCAGCAGCTGTGGGTCTTGGTGGAGTAGCAATAGCGACAGGCGACAATCCAACATTTTCGGGAGGCGCAGTTTCAGGTAAAGGTGCTCCGGGTCAAACCATTATTAACAATAATATTCAAGTTCAATCAGTCGATTCCGAAGGTGCTGCTAGAGCTGTTGCAAAAGTCTTAAATGAGAGTGCATCAAGATCAGTTCCACAGCTTTACAACAGCGGGATTACTAGGGCTCGATAATGACAGTTTGGACGCCAGACTGGAAACTGACTGTTGCAGGAACTGACTACACAGACATTGCAATTGCTGATATAAGTCATCAATCAGGTCGAAGCGATATTTACTCTCAACCTAACCCATCTTATTTACAGATTGCTTTAGTTGCTTTATCTGGTCAAACCTTGCCTTTTGCCATTAATGACAGTTTGAGTTTGCAGGTCAAGAACAGTTCTGGATCTTATGTTAATTTGTTTGGTGGAGATATAACTGACATTACTGTTGAGGTTGGTGCAACTGGATCAATAGCAACTGTGGTTAATTACACCATCCTAGCAATGGGATCTTTAGTCAAACTTGCCAAAGAAATCTACAATGGCACAATCTCACAGGATGAGGATGGCAACCAGATTTATGATTTGCTTTCAAGTGTATTGCTTGGATCTTGGAATGATGTTCCATCAGCTACAACTTGGGCAACCTATGATGCAACGACTACTTGGGCAAATGCCGAAAATCAAGGACTTGGGGAAATTGATCAACCTGGTCTTTACACAATGGAAAATAGAGCTGCTGAACCCGATACAATTTACAACATTGCAAGTTTTATTGCTGACAGCGCATTTGGTTATATGTATGAAGCATCGAATGGAGATATTGGCTACGCTGATGCCGACCACAGACAGACTTACTTAGCAGCTAATGGTTATGTTGATCTAGATGCTAACCATGCTTTAGGTCAAGGATTATCGACAATTACTAGATCAGCAGATATTCGCAATAACATATTTATCAACTACGGCAATAACTTTGGATCACAGAAAACCGCCTCAAGTGCATCATCAATTGCTTTATATGGCTACAAAGCCGAAAGTATCAACTCAGTTATTCATTCAGCTGCAGATGCTCAGGAAGTTGCAGATCGATACATTGCCCAACGAGCCTTTCCATTACCAGCATTTCAATCTATAACCTTCCCAATAACCAATCCTGAAATGGATGATAGCGACAGAGATAACCTTTTAAGCGTTTTTATGGGTCAGCCTCTAAATATTCAAAACCTACCTGCTCAGATTTCAGCTGGTGAGTTTGAGGGATATGTTGAGGGTTGGTCTTGGCGCACTCGATTCAATGAATTATTCCTGACTATAAATCTTTCGCCGGTGGCGTTTAGTCAGGTGGCGATGCGCTGGAACACAGTTCCGGTTGGCGAGGCTTGGAACACTTTAAGCAATACTTTGACATGGGAATACGCTACAATCGTAGCCTGATAATAGGAGAAAAATGGCAACCACTACTAACTACGGCTGGACAACACCAGATGACACCGCATTGGTCAAAGATGGCGCAAGTGCTATTCGCACACTTGGATCATCTGTTGATACAACCACTAAAGCATTAAACCCTTCAACAACTCTTGGTGATATTGAATATCGTTCATCAACAGCTAATACAAATACACGATTGGGAATTGGATCAACTGGTCAGGTATTAACTGTTGCTGGCGGTGTTCCGACTTGGGCTACTGGCGGTGCGCCTGAAACCGCTTACACGCTTTTAACAAGTTCAACTTCAACAGGTGTTTCATCAATCACTTTGTCTTTTACTGCTTGTTCGGATTTATTATTGCAAATCGTTCAAACTTCAACTGGTGGCCCGGGAGTCATTGATGTTTGCTTAAATGGTGATACGACTGCAAAATATGATGATTTCAAAGCGGAATTATATCAATCTGGTGGAGTTGGATTTAGCATCACAACAGGAAATAATGCTATAAGAACAACCGCAAGTCGAAATGGTAATGAAACTGGAACTTCCTTGATTATCAATGGGGCAAAAAAAGCAGGATATCCTAGTTATTCTGGTCAGTCATATTACACAACTGGCGGAGGAACATACGCTACAAGAACAATATCTGGAATATATGCAGCAAATGGCCCAATCACTTCAATAGTTATTAAAAATTCATCTAGCGAAAACTTTACTGCTTT